CGTAAATCGACGCTGCAAACTTCTGCGTCGTGGATTTGCCGTGACCTGATCCGTCACTGTAGAAGTCGAAGATCGCTGCATGCACCGGTGTCATCCGCATCAGTGGGGCGGCAAGCGCTTGGCACACCACAAACTGATAGGGCTCGAGCCCATCGCGGGCGTAGAACTCGCCCTGCGCTTTCCAGCCCTCCAGCGTGCCCTTGGGGCGCATGGCGGGGAACAGGTAGGCCGTCTTGCTTGACGGGGGGTTGTAACCAACCTTGTCGGCGAAGATCTCGCGATCACCGATGACGTAGGACGTCATATTGTCGTCGGACCAGCCGAATTGCGTGCGTGCTGTGTCGGCCACGGTGGTGGTCTGCAGCTGTTCGATCCATTTCTGTGTGTATGTCATCAGGCTATCCCATTTCTTTGCGCCGGTAACGACGCCGTTTTTTGCTAAGACCTTGCGTAGATCTTCTTTTGACGTAGCGGAGACCAGCGGCAGCAGAAACTCGCGCACCGTATCGTTGGGCAGGTGCAGCTTGCCCAGAACGCACTCGCCAAGGTCGTGATCCAGCACGCGCTTGGTATAGTACAGATCGTTCGGATAGATATCGACGTCGACACTGTTGCCGTCGTCGTCTTCGTTCTTTACGAAAATGCCCCCGTGCTTGCCGCGATGAAACGGTAGCGGGTACACGGGTATATCGCTAACCGTACCTTTGTAAACAACGGTCGGATCGCCTGTGATCTCGTCTTCAACCTCAACCGTTTCTGCCTCAGCAATAATGCCACCGATCTGAATGGGTGACTTGATCTTGCCGCGCAGGGGGCAGCCGCCGCACACCCCGGGCCGCGTGCTGTCAAACGTGTCACAGGTGTAGGGCCCCATGATGCCGGACAGCTTGGCTTCGGTGCTTTCGGCGTCATACTCTGGGTGTTCTCGCGACACGATGTGCGCACCTTTTGCACCGTCAGCGCAGAACTTGGCGATTGACAGGGCCGCGCGCCACATAGGCTCGTCGACATCTGCCTGCTCGGTGACAGCAAAGCGCAGCTGCTCGCACCCGCTGCCAGACATGGTCTTCTGCAGGATCTTCTTGAAAGAGGACTCTCGGTTGCGCAGCAGACGCTGCATCACAGGGTCGTCTTCGAGCTTCATGGTCACGTTGCCGAACAGCGACGCCGAAAGCGCTGGGGCCGGTGCCTCGGCCTTCAGCAAGTCCGCAAACCAAGACAAGTCCTGCGGCGCACCATCGAAGACGCCGAGCGTGGTAACTGGCGCGACTGTGCCGCGCTTGTGGTTGTTCGTGCCCGGGATGCGCAGCACGCGCGCCGCGTCCGCCGTCACGCTGGGGTCGCTGTGCAGGCCATGGGCCGCGCAGGCGCGCTTGAGAGCGACTGCCACGGGCTTCCAGTCGGCGACCGACACCGCCTCGGACAGAGGCCAGTACACGTGCACACCGTAGCCGCTGGAGACCATGATGGGACGGGGCATGCCGACGGTCTTGCAGAAAGCCCGCAGTGCCGCAATCGCCTCGCCCTGCTCGGGGTATTCTTTACCCTCACCGCAGTCGAGATCCAGAAACAGGCTGCACATCTGCAGGGCGTTGGCCGCCTTGCGCTCGCCCACATCGTCAAACGTGGCAAGGCCGAAATAGGTGTCAAAGCCGTTGGTATCTGCGTTCTCGGCAGCATGCACGACCTTCTCCACCGTCGAGAAAAACTTTTGTATCTTAGGTCTGCTGGGGTGTAACCCCAAGAGGCAGTACTGCCCGCCACCTGCGAGCACCCGCTTCAGGAATGCTGTGTTCTCCATGATCCACCATATTTTTATTGTGAGCAGCCTCGGTTATCCCGAGGCTGCATTGTTATGGTAGTGGATCAGTCGTCCCAACCGTCGACAATAGAGGCCAGCTTGTCAGCTGTTTTGGGCTCAGGTGTCTCTGCCTTGGCCTTGGAGACCTTCTCCGGTTCTTCGATCACTTCGTCGTCCTCGACCTTTGGTGCGGCCTTGGGCTTCTCGGCCTTGGGCTCGGCCTTAGGCTCAGCCTTGGGCTTCTCGACCTTGCCGGTCTGCGACACGGTGAAGGTGATCGCCTTCTTGGCCTCGTCGCTGTCACGGCCAGCGAGCACAATAGGCAGCTCGGCTTCTTCCAGACCCCGCACAGGGCGGAAGTACAGCTTCGGCGTGTTGGCGTTCTCGTCGAAGCGCATCTCGGTCATGACCGCAATCACAGGTGTGTTGTGCGCGGACAGGAACTTGATGTACGCCTGCAGGCCCATGTCGTTGCCCTTGGACTCACCGAACAGCGATGTAGCTGGCAGCTGCAGCTGATAGACTGTCTCCAGATCACCCTCGAGTGCCACGGCCAGACGCTGCGAGAAACGGCACGCGCGGCTCTCGCCTTGACCGGAACCCTTGACGTTCATCGGGCAGTCGGCACAGCGCGACGCCATGCGGTCTTCTTCTGGCACTTCGTTGGCCGGCGCACGGGTATCGAGCGACCAGCACTTAGGTGGCGCCATTTTCTCAGGATCAAACGCACCTTCATAATAGGTGCGCGCCACGTCGGCCGCGTTCAGGATCACCATGTTCATGGTGTCAGACTTACTGACCGATACCTGCTCGCCATCCACCATCATGCGGAACTTTCCGCCGCGGATGCTGATCCGGTTGCCGGCTGCGCCGGAACCGCCGGCCATTTTCTTGTTCATGTCCAGCAAGGATTTGAACAGGTCGCTGTTTACGAGGGCGTTGCCCTTAAAGATATCGAGGTTGCTCACGCTGGTTCTCCTTAAGCGTATGGGTTTTCTTCTGTGGTATCGTCTTCGTATTGGCTCAAATCCAATTCGAGCTGCAACGGCGCCCCTTCTTTCAGAGAGCCTTCAACATCATCGACTGGCCCCCCTCGAGTCAAGAGCGCTTGCTCGATCTTTTCCAGATCGTAGCGGAACACGCGGCCAAGCCGCATGAACGTGCCGGAGGGGATTTCCCCGGATTTCATCATCGCCATAATGGTGGCGTTGGAGACGTTGAAGTGCGCTGCCAGCTCGGCAGTCGTCACGTATTTGGTAGCACTCATGCTTTCCTCACGGTAATTGTGTACTCCGAGTCGGCGTTGATGCCCGGCGGTACGGTTTCAGGGTTCTCCTCAAGGAACGTCTTGACCACTGTCTGGTTCAAGCGCTTCTCAAGAAACTCCGGCACGTTGTTCTCGACAACAAACCGGTGCATGGCTTCCCAATCGCTGGTCCAGTACCGCGTTTTCTTGCTGCGGTAAACCAGACCCGATGCAGTGCGCACGCTCTCCACTTCATGCTCCTTGCAGTAATCCAGCAGGGCGGCTTTCACCTGATCCATCTGGGCGTTCAAGCTGTCTTCTTTCTCCTTGAACTCGGCGGCCAGTTTGGCCTTCGCATCGCGCATCTTGATGTAGACACGGGTCAGCTTCTCGATCGGGGTATCAGTCATAGTATCGCTCTCCTTTGGTGTTGTTTTGCCTATTCTTATATCGTATCGCTCGCCTAGTCAAGCGCAACCTTGTAAAGATCTATAACTTGTCTGTGGAGGTCCATCTTGCCGTCAAGCAGCTTGTAGACACGTTCTTCCATTGGCGAGCCGACGAGCTGCACGATTGTGCACTTGTTGACCTGCCCCTTGCGGTGGATGCGGGCGTTGGCCTGCTCGTAGATCTCCAGCGACGCTGTCGGGCCCCACCACACGATTGTGTCGGCGGCGGTGAGTGTCACGCCGTGGGCGGCCGCCTGTGGCTGCACCACCAGCACGCGCGGGTTGGTCTGCTCTTGGAACGCCTTGAAGATGTCGGTGCGGGCACTCGCCGCGACAGAACCGCTGATAACCTCGCAGGAGATGTTGTCGGTCCGAAGCTTCTCGGACAGCATGTCGATTGCACTGCGGAACGGCACGAACACGATGACCTTGTTGGACGTCTCGGCCAGCACTTCCATGAGCACCTTGTAGCGAGTGCCGATGTCGAACCGCAGCTCGTTCTTGTCGTCGGTGTAGACGGAGCCAGAGCTGATCTGCAGGAGCTTGGTCATAGCCACGGCGGCGGTGCCAGCGGTCACGTTCTCGCCAGCCGCTTCCAGCAGCAAGTCCTTGCGCATCTTGCCGTAGAACTTCTTCTGCTGTGCTGTCATCTCGACAGCGCGCGACACGTAGACAATGTCGGGCAGATCGAGGCACTCGGCCTTGGTGTGGCGGATGGCCGGTTGCAGAACGCGGTGAACGGTATCGGCGGCGTTCTCCTTGGGAGCCCACTTAAAGTTGCTGATCTTGCGCATCACCATGTCCTGAAACGCAGAGAAGAACCGCGGCACAGCACGAGGGTTGACCAGCTTCGCCAAGCCATAGGCCATGTCTGGCCCTTGGGCGGCGGGCGTGCCCGTCATCATCCACAACCATGTGTCCGGCCCAGCAAGCTTGTTCAGCGTCTTCCAGCGGGCTGTCTGGGCGTTCTGGTATGCACTGCACTCATCGACGATAATGAGATCGAAGCCGCCAGCAGCCAGATCGTCGAACGAGACCTTCACGCCATCGTAATTGATGATGACGAACTCGGCGTCGCTGTTGATGATCTTCTTGCGCTTAGCCGCCGCGCCGTAGGCTACGTCGACCCGCCGGTGCATGGCAAAGGTGAACAGATCGTTGCGCCATGCGGCGTCCATGATCGACACCGGACAGATGACCAGAACACGTTTTATCAGCCCCTGCTTCATCAGGAAGTCGGCGGCCCAGATCGCGCTCGCTGTCTTGCCGACGCCCGGGTCACTGAAGCAAAACGCCTTCTTGTGCAGGGTGAAGAACGCAGCCGTCTCGCGCTGGTGAGACATGGGCTTGAACTTGCCCGGCCAGTCATAGCGGCGCTCGATCGGCGAGGGCGCATCGAAGTTGAGAGAGCGTAATGTCTGTGCCTGCTCTACGCCCCACTTGATGGCGACAGTGTTTGCGTCAACCTGTTTGCTGTCAGCGATGGCTTCCAATACGCGCGACGGGTTCTTGAGGCGCAATACAAGCGCCTTATTGTCGATGATCTGCATTGATTCTCCTGTTATGCCCGAGGCATAATTTATTTCTTGGGTGGCTTGCTGATACGTCCACCACCGGCACGGTTCTTGCTCGGGCTCTGCAGCTTCACGCCGTCTTTGTTTGACCCGCCGCGCGCCAGCGGCTTGTTGTGGGCGAGGTCCTTACCCTTGCGGGCGGCCTTGCCGTTCTTCTTGTCGAAGGCGTAGCGGGCACGGGCCCGCTCGTTGCGGTCCTCGTCTTCGCCCCGTGCCTTCTGGAGCTTATATTCACGGCCATAAGGCCGATCCGCGTTGTTCTTGTATGGCATCAGTAGACTCCGTTATGTGGGCACTCCGTCACAGGACAGTGCCGTTTGCACAGGCCGCTCGGCTTGGGGTTCCACACCTCAGTCTCGAACGCTTTCTCCATGCTACCATAGTTGGACAGCCATTTCTTCCACAGATCGCGCCGCTCGCTGCGTTCGTAGGACGCCTTCACAAAATCTTTGGCGATTACGAACAGCAGCCCGCCCCGCACGGTCTTGACCTCGGGGAAGTGCTGGAACACTGCCAGCGCCATCAGCTCCAGCTGACCCTTTTCGGCGTAGCGGGCCGACTTGCCGGTCTTGTAATCGACCACCGTCGCCACCCCGTCGTCGATGATGAGAAGATCGACGATGCCGCGGAACCATACATCCTTGTCAAAGAACTCACAGGCTTCGAGGTTGGCGTTCAGGCCAAGCTTCTGCTCGCACAGCTTGCGGCCCGGCTTGGCAGCGAGTGCGTCCAGCACCGGCTGCGCAAAGGCAAATCGCTGGGGAACTGGTGTGGCGTCACGGATGAAGTGTTCGGCAGCCTCGTGAAACTCGGTGCCGTATCGCATGGCCTCGGTCTCCACATAGGGGAACTGCTTGAGCACCTTCTCGTGATAGAACTGCTTGGGGCAGGTCTCAAACGCCTTGATCCGACTGAACGACCACGGTGCTGGTCCTACTGGTTTTGACATAGAATTTTCCCGTCTAGTGTTGGAACCCGCAGCGGTCTACGAGCTTTTAGTTTGACCGCACGCTGTTTTACGGCGCTTTCGGTGCGAGACAGGCGGACTGCGATTTCTTGCACAGGGTCCCCCTGCGTGTACAGATCCACGAGCACTTCGTCTTCTTTCAAAGTCCACGCATCGGGGCGGGTGTTGCCGTGTGCGTACGGATTGTACCGCTCTTCCACTACTTCGCCCATTCCCACTTCCCCTTGTTTCCTTCGACAATCTGTCCGGTGTCGCGCAGCTCTTTCCACGCCTTGCTGTTCTTGCGAGGTAACTTTTCGACGAAGGGTCGCTCCTTCGCGCCGATCGCCATCAACATCTCCTCGCACTCCTTTATGTACCAGTCATAATCCACGTCGGCGGGGAAGTGCTCCGGCAAATCCATCAGGGGCTTGGCCCCGTTAGATCTCGGCACGGTGTTCCCGTTCGTGGCGTAGTGAATGGCACCCTTCTCCCCCTCAGCATAGTACCAACGGATGGCTTTGCCAAGCGGTAAGTCATCTTTTATAGCCCCACCTGTCACGGTGCGCAATGCGATGAACTTGGATATGTCTCGACAGTCTCGGACCGTGTGATCCACTGGAACATCTTTTGTCAGATACGCAATGACCGCCTCGCCACAGATCGGCGTCTGCGGGTTCTTGCTCAAAGACACGGGGCCGTACACACCCTTGGCCTTCGCCTTGCCGTCCTCCTTCACAGCGATGTAGTTGTTCACGTCGCGGGAATACAGCGCACGGTACGCGGTCTCCTCGGTCTTCAGGCCGGTGTGCTTCTCCCACTTCTGCACAATCAGGTTCAGCGCGTCACGCTCGCCGTGCGGGCACTTGATGACGATACCGTCGGTGTTGGCAGACACAACGGGGATACCGTAGCGCTCCAAGGCTTCGATCAGCATCAGGATCGTGAGCTGTCCTGTCAGCGTTGTGCGGATCATGAACTCTGGAGAATACAGCGTGCTGTAACGGTTTGAGGTCTTGCCAAAGGTGCCGTTCAAAACAATCTTCAGCGAGTCGGATTTCACCTTGTCACCAGCGTGTTTCGCCGCCAGCCGCTCTTCCAAGATTTTGCCATAGACGGTGTTGAAGTGGGCCCCGAAGCCGCCCGGCCGCATGTTCATGTTGAGCATCATGCGTGGATAATAGCTCTCCACGTCGCGGTCGATCAGCACATTGTCGTCGTCGCTGAAGTGCGCGGTCTCAGACTCTTGGCTGTGCAGCCCGCCGATGCCGATCTTGTAACGGCTCTGGCCGATCTCGATGACAAGCTTCTCGATATCCTTGGGCATGATGACATGGCCGGTCTTGTCGTTCAGAACCATCTCTGCGGTGCGCACAATCTCCAGCACTGCCCGCAACGGCTCGGTTGAGAAACGGATATAGGCCGGGGGATCGTAATAGAAGCTGTCCCGCTCCGCCTCCACTTTTGGCGGTGCGTCACCTGTCAGGCGCATGTACTCCGCCTTGAGCACAGCCTCTGCGATCTGCGCATCAGACTTTGACCGCAGGTCCACCCCGTAGGTCTCGCTCATGGCGCGCCGCAGGCTCACCTGCTGGGACAACGCGTTGAACAGCATCTGTGTTACCTGCACGTCGTTCTTGCAGTATTGCCGCATCAGCTCCAGCTGCTCAGGCTGTATCTCGGCGTCGTGCGGTATCGGTAGCTCTTGAAGGCGCGGGCTGGACAGGCGGCCCCCGTATATCTT